TTTATGTCCTTTGTCGAAAGCGCGGAGAAGAGGCTCGCTGGCGTGGAGCATCCAACCACACTGACGCACGGCTGGTTTGTTGTTTGGACTAATTTGATATCCGCGTATGACTTGCCCTTGAAGGTGGTCCTGCTCGACGAGTACAGCTTCAGAAGGGTGCTGATTACATTGGTGATGTAAGCGCCTGACTTTGCGTTGTTCGTTGCGCCAATTAAAAAACTGACCTCATCGAGCAGCATCACTTGATTGGGCTGGTTAATGACGGCGTTGATGATGCCGGTGTCGCTGGCGACCTCTTCGACGCCGATGATCTGACTGAGGCCAGCGGCCTGAGCAACATCCTTCGCGGCGGACAGAATGCGCTCCTTGCCAGCACCCGAATGCGCCACCGCGAGGACGTAGATGTTGGCGCGGACCTGCATGCCGGACAGTTCAGCTTTCCGGCCTATGGCTGCACCGAAGAAGCCGAGCGTGCTGCCGAGAGCGAGGGCGGGCTGCGGCTTGACGGCGGTCGCGGTGGTGTACTCGTGCATGTCGGCCATGACGCCGGGGAGGTTGGCGTAGAGCGCCGGCGGTATGTTCGATCCTCGTTCCTGCGCGGCGGTTTTCGCGACAGCACGATACTCCTCAACGACCGGCTGCTTTGTGAGCAGCCCGCTGTAGTCGTATGACTGCCCCTTGGGGAGCAGGAACCGTTCGTCGGTCAGGTCGCCAACGTCGAGCGTGCCGCTGCGGAGCATCGCGCGCACATGGTCGAGCCGGTCATGCCCCGCGCAGCCAGCGTGCATGCAGTGGACGACGAAGCCGGAAGTGATCGAGGTCAAACCGGACTGCCCGACATCCCCCGCGTTTACACAGTAAGTCCCCCCCACATCCTCGCCGGTCGTAATGTGGTCGCCGCTGTTCGGGCAGATGATGTGGTGCTTCACGCCGGATCGGCGTGAGGTAAAAATACCCGATTTCTGTTCTTTAAGGGCGGTTACGATTTCAAATCGGCGGGCATACTGCGCCGCCCAGACCGTCAGATCGACCATCTCGCCGTCAGGGCTGGCGGCCAGCTTGTGGGCGGCCGTGACCGCCTGAAGTACCGGCGGTTGACGGGGTGCCGACGCCGGGGCCGTGAAGAGGGTCTCCGGGGGCGCTACGGCGTCCGCCAGAGCGAAAATCGGACACGGGACGCCTCCGAGTGCCAAAAACTCATAGAGGGCCTCTGGCGACGATTTGCGGGGCAGGTAGAACAGACGGGAGGTGTCGACGCAGGACTGATCGTGGTGCAGGCCCAAGGCGTGCGCTAGGGCCCCCACACGCTCCCGCCAGCGTGCGTTGGCCGCCTGCTGGCTGGGGAAGTCACCCGGCACCCACGGCCGGTCCAGCGGGACGATAATCCGAAATTTGGCGCAGGGTTGATGTTCGATTATTAAATTCCGGGCCGACCCGTCGCGGGTCTCGTTGACGATTTTAGCGCCGCTCACGACGGCGGGCAAAAGACCCTTCTTTTCAGTCAGGTATTCCGCGATGTCATGGCCGGGGTGGTCGGCCAGCCACTTCTCGGCTGGCGCGGCTGAGATGGCGGAAGTCGCGCTGAGGTGATTGAAGGTCGAGTGGATGATCGCCGCCCAGCCCTGCTTGCGTAGGGCCGCCTCGATCTCGGACAGCGTGTGGCCGCAGTCGCTGTCGAGAACCGCCATGTCGATGAGCGTGGCCTGATCCATGCGCCGCGCCGAACCAGAGAAGGTCGCTGGCGTGTAGCACGATCCGGTTTTTTGGCCGACAACGGGTTCCGCCAGCATCGCCGAGAACTCATGCAGCGTCAGGTGACGCTTGTCGGGCCAGCGAACCTCCATGTGCGACCTCGAAAAGGTCGCGTGGATGATTTGCTCAAATCCCTTTTCCGCATTCGCGGGATGAACCATGATCATCGCGCTCAGAACGGGATTGATGATTGCAGGAACTTCGCGACAATGATTTCGATGAACGTCATCCACTCTTCTTCGGTCATCGTAGCCAAGTCAGTTTTGCCGATGCGATCCAGATGCGCCCCGGCTTCGTCGCTGGTTTTATAAAGCGCGTCGATCTCGTATGATTGCCATTCCATGATTTTCCATATCCTTATAATTTTTGATCCGGGGAATGCGTCTAGTGCGGCCTTCAAAAGCGGGCTGTTTAAACCCACTTGAAGCCGACGATGTCGGTGTACTTTCCGTTCTCCTTTATGCGAATGGCGAGCGGAACCCTTAGTGATTTAACTTGGCTCATAGCCTCGGCTACTGAAGAAGGTATCGGCATTCCGCCGCCTCTCTCCCGCCACCACGATACTGCCTTGTCGCGGGGGTATCCAGTATGCTCGAAGCATATCCACTCGCGATGCCTCATCAAGCCGGTCTGGTAGGTCACCAGCATGCTGGTCGTCTTGCCCGGCCTGCTGTGTACTGAATAGTCGATGCCGCCCACATTGGCCCACTGGTCTCTGACTTGCGTGGATAGAAGCGCGGAGGTATCCGAACGATGCGACACATTGATCTTTGGCGGCGGGAAAGGCGCACCGCAATTGGGGCATGCGGTGCATCCCGTCCCGCAGATCATCTTGCACACCCCGCAGGTCTTTGTCGGGGCTTCGCCCTCGCCCGGCTCTCCGGGCCTCTTCACCCGCTTGTGTATCTCATCTACCGGCCCTAGCCGTTTTGTGTTGCCAGCGAAGTCCAGAACTAGGCAGTCCTCCTTGCCAGCCGCTATGCGCGTGCCGCGCCCCAGCATCTGCACATAGAGGCTCTGCGACTTTGTTGGGCGCAACATTCCAATGAGGTCAACGCCGGGCGCGTCGAAGCCAGTCGTCAGCACATTCATGTTCGTGATGCACTTGATGTTGCCGTTCTTGAAATCGCGCAGGATACTGTCGCGTTCGCCGGAAGGCGTCTCGCCGGTTATGATCTCGCAACTAACGCCGCGACTGCGGATGGCCTCCATGACATGCTGCGCGTGGATTACGCCTGAGCAGAATATCAGCCATGATCCGCGATCAACTCCAGCCGCGACAATCTCGTCGGCCGCGCTTTGCGTGATCTCGTCAATATCAATAGCGGCCTCAAGCTCCTCTGGAATGAACTCGCCGCCCCGCGTGTGGACGTTGCTGATGTCGATCTTGGTCATGGTTTGCTTTGGCACCAAAGGAACAAGGTAGCCCTCGGAGATCATGCGAAGGATTGATACGTCAAAGGCGATGTCATTGAACAGGGCGTCTTTGCCTTCAGTCAGCATGCCTTGATCCAGCCGAAACGGTGTTGCGGTAAAGCCGATGACCTTCAGGTTGGGGTTCATCGATTTGATATCGGTCAGGAAGCGGTTGTACATGCCGGTCGCCTTCTTGCCGAGAAGATGCGCCTCGTCGATCAGGATCAGATCGCAACGCTGTACTTCGTATGCGCGCTTGTAGATCGACTGGATGCCAGCGAAGACGATCTGCCTGCCGATCTCTCGACGGTTAAGGCCCGCGCTGTAGATACCTGCTGGCGCTTCCGGCCACGCCCCCAGCAGGGCGTCAAAGTTCTGCTGGATCAGTTCCTTGACATGCGTCAGGACGATGACGCGGGTATCTCGCCATATAGATAATGATTCGCGCAAAAAGCCCGCAATGACGACGCTCTTGCCGGTGCCGGTCGGCATGACAACGAGAGGGTTGCCGTCATTGGCCTGAAAGTAGCGATAGATCGCATCGACCCCCTCACGTTGGTAGGGTCTCAGTTCCATGATGACATTTGTCGTTGTACTGACACCATTTGCAGATGAACCAGTTGGGATCATTGGAGATTCGAGCGAGAGGTGCGCGTGCATTTAATATCCTGTCTGCCTTGTCTCTGATTGCATCGAAGTCGGCCTGATTAAATTCGGTCCTCACTGCTTCCCAGTCGCGAACGCCGGGAGTGCATACGGTGAGGTAGTGTCGTTGCAGATCGGCATAGCCCATGTAGCATTGCGCTTGTGCGTAGTACGTCGTATCCCAGACTTTCAGTACGTTCTTCTCGCCCAGTTCGCGCTTCATCAACCTGAACTTTTCAAACTTCTTGTCGTTGACCGCCTTCGCCTCCCACACATGCCATGTCTTTGGTGCCTGAACCAAACCAAGGATAACGCCGTCCATGTGGCCCTGAAACTTGTCGTCGAAATCCGATAACTCGAATTGCTTTTGGGTCTTGGGATCATGCGTGTGCAGCGTCAACCCCGGCAGGAGCCGAAGGCGGTCTGCGATAATATCTTCCGACTTGTGACCGTCCATAAAGCGCCGGATGGTCGCGGCATCGAACTCTTCTTGAATAGGATGGTGGTAGCCATACCAAAGTTTCCGCGAACACTCGCCGCCGATTGCCGACATGCCGAGATACTTCCGGGGTTCGCTTCTGCGGTCCCGGTTCTGCATCTCGGTGTCAACAGCCGCGAGGGTCGCGTCGTATGTAATTTTCGGTATGGCTACCATGCCAGTATCCTAGTTACGCTTCCACGGCGCGGTCGTGGTCTTCATCGGCGGAGGCAGGGGCGATGATGCTGCATTTGGTGCCGCATGTGCGGCGGGCGGTGAGGGTGAAGTCGAAACGACAGCCCCATAGCCAAGGACTTCGTTCTGAGCTTCGCGAAAAGTGCCGAACTTGTCGGGGCCTTCAGGACGGACCTTTACGGTGGCGCAGAACGGCTTGTTATGCAGCACATCACTGTCATTGAATTTCAGAGTTGCGCCGACCGCGCTGCCAATTTGACCTATACGCTCGTCAGCAATTCTCATAGCCGTTTCATTCGTGTTGTGAATGTTGAGGCGGTCGAAAACGTGACGACCATTATGGTTTCCATCGATGACAACCATGTCAATCCAGAGATACTTGCCGCGACCGTCCTTGGTCGAGCGCAATTCACTGGCGATGATCTCCACGTTGTATTTCCCCGGCGGGAGAACTTTGTTCTGGGAGACTGACGGGGTGAAGTTCGAGAGGTCGAAGTCTTTTTCAAGGTAAGCCATGGTTACTTGGTTTCCTGTTGATTAAAGAAAGGGACGCCAGCGACGAAATCGGCCCACAGCATCGGGATTGATGGCGGGAGATTGTACCGCTGTTTCGCAAGGAACGCGGGACGCTCTTCGGTGTAGAGGACACGTTCCCCGCCGCCGACCGCCCGAGTTACTTTCTTGTTGAAGCCCACATCAGTCTTGACCGTGTTGATGCGGTAGTTCGCGAACATGACGATGTCCATCGCCTCCTGCAAGAGCGCCGAAGCGGCCCTGTGCATTTTCGGAGAGTATCTGTCGTACGGCTCGCTGTCTGGCGAGTCGAAACGGGACACCGACGAATGCGCGATCAGGATCACCGACATCTTCTTCTCATCCCGAAGGGCGCGAAGCCCGTCGAGCAGCAGACGCCAAATGTCGAGCGCGGCGACGTAGCCACGACCGTAACCGGGCGTTTCGATGTTGGCCCATGCGTTGTCCTTGCATGCCTGCGCCCACACCAGCGGCTCCAGATGGTCAGTGCTATCAAGCACCAGCGTCTGGAATGCGTGGTCTTCGGAGTAGAGCGAGGAGATGGCCTGCATGACCTCGTCAAAGGTCTTCAGGACGCCGAAGGTTGGCGCGTCTATCAGGCCAAGGCCGTCTTCTGTTTGCAGGAAGATCGGGGCCGGTGCAGACGCCGCGAAGCTGGTCTTGCCGACACCGTGGGTTCCATAAACCATCGCCAGAGGTGGCGACAGCGTTACGCCATGCTTCACGTTTGCTAGGGTGATGTTCATAATTTTGCTTTCTCGATTTTGAATGTCGGCTTTCCCGTTCCAACCGTCCGCGCCGCAGCGAAGATGGTCTTGAGCGAGTCAGGCCATGCGTTGTATTTGGTTTCAGAGACAGAAAGTTTGATGCTGACGTACTGCTCGACAGGCTCGCCCATCTTCTCGATGGCCTTCGCCGCGTTCTTCAGTTCCGCCTGATCCCAGTCTACGTCTTTCGGGAGGTCAGCGACGATAACGTAGTCGCTGACTTTCAAACGCACCGTGCCGGTGTCCTTGCCGGTCTTGCTGCGTACTTGGGCCGCTTCATCGGCAAACTTGCCGTGGAGCATGGCATGCACAGAGAAATCGTACTTCTTCAGTTTGTTTTTTAACTCAGTCAGTTCTTCCAGCAGGGTCACGATCTGCTCGACGGAGAGGCTTTTCGCCTCCTCGACAGGCATCTCGATCAACTGCGCCAGATCGACGCTATTTTTCATGGTGTAACTCTTGGCTCCTTCTGTGCCGAACAAAATAAACCGCTGCCCGGCGGGGCGGTATTCAAGGGATTTGATGGGGATTAGCGCACGAAGCGCGACTGTATGTGATTTCCATCTGTATTCAATTTAGGGGATGAAGACTACAGGGCTGTCGGGCCGGGGTCAACAGCCGTCTTTAGTTCGTTGACTTGCTGCCGAAAGGTCCGTATTCATTGAGAAATATCGCAATGGGAGATAATTGTGAGATTCATATTCACCCTGAACATGGGATCGTTCAAGGGCAAGATTGTTCACCAGATCATTGCTGACGCGGACGCCAGTTCTTGCAAGGGGCTGTGCGATCTGATGAACGACGCGGACTTCATCGTCGTTGAGCAATACTACAATATGTCGGAAGAACACGCCCGCGTTCAGGACTGGCAGTACAAGGGCGAGATTGTGATCAGCACCGCGCACATCGGCAAGGTGCA